GTCCGCGATGTCCTCGGCCGCGTCCTTCATTATGTGATCGATTTCGTTCTTCAACCTAGTGAGTTCATCGTCGGTCACGCTCGCGTCGCCGCCGTCTCCCTTAACGACCTCAATGGTCTCCTCATCGTGCTGTTTTACTTTAATCATGTTCGCCCTCTCGTTTGTTTTCGTTGCCTTTGCCCTCGGCCAGTCTCTCGACGTCGGCCGTTCTATAAAGTCTCCACTTCAACCCCTTCAGCTTTACCGGCTCGATCACCCCCGCCTGCTCGAGCTTTTCCAGGGACCACCTGGCGAGGCCCAGCCGCTCCATGACCTCCCCCCTCTTTATGAATGCCGGCTTCGCCATCAGAAGTGACCGCCCCCTTCAGTCTCCCAGGTGCCGACCTCGAGGTCTTCGATCCCGGCCATCAACCCATAACGGAGAGCGTCGACCGGGTCCTTCGAGGCTCCCTTGTTCCCATCCTTGCCGGTCCAGTTCGCCAGGCTGAAAGCCAAGTTCCTGCAACCTTTCGCCAGGTACAGCCTGGGCTGGTTAAAAAAGGATTTCTCCTGGGTCTCGTCCCAGTCCAAAAGGTCGTTTATCTTCGCCACGCCCTCGGCGATGTCGCCGCCAGGCGCGCATGAGAAATGCAGCCCGATGTCCTCGAACTCGGTCAACAGGGTGACGGGGCGATCGTTTTCGATCCTGGGGCTGCTGGCGGCCCTGGCGTCCATGTATCGTTCGACGACCTCTTCGTCGGCGCCCTCGTTCTCCGTCCACTCGGCCACCGCCTCGCTTTCCCTTTTGTCGGCGTCCGGGCGGTCCTTCCATTTCTTCCAGGCTTCCCAGCCCTCCAGGCGGGCGATCTCGCGCTTGTACTTCCAGAGCCCGAAACCGAAACTGTCCTGGGCCGGGCCGGGCCGGCCGTCGGCCTTCTTGCCGTCGGGCAAGGTCCAGGGGCCGGGCACGCCGATCTCGGGCACGTCGTAGTCTCCGGGCCACTCGCGATAGGCGTAAACGTTTTCGCCGACGACGCGGAGCCACAACATGTAGAAATTGCGGCCGCTCGAGGGATCGCAAACCAGGACGCAGGGCCCCTTGTCCGGCACCGATTCGTCGGGCACCACGTGGACTTTCGGGTCGAACTTGGGGAACCGGGTGGCCATCGTCTTGTTGGCCAAACCGTAAAACCTTTCCTTCACGAACCACCTGGGCTTGCCCTCGACGATGTCGTTGACCGCCGCCGGGTTGCCGTAGGGATTGTCGGAGGAGTGAAAGAATACCACGGCCCGGCGATTGTCGCCGGCGCACTTCATTACCCTGGGCACTTCCTCGAACCGGCGGCCCTCGGGCACGGCCGGCTGGCTTTCGCCTCCATTGGTCCAGGCCAGGCAGTCCTCGAGCTCGAGAGCCAGGGGCGGAATTCTTTCGCCGCCGTCCCTCGGACAAAGAAAAGCAATCGACTCCCGGACCGGCTCGGCCCCGTCCAAAAACATTTTGCAAGTGTCGGAGTAACCGCGGACCGGAGTGAAGGTGACCATCATCTTCGAGTTTGGAGCCCTGGTCGCCAGGCGCAGCTCCAGACTGGTCACCCAGTCGGCCGGCACAAGCTCGTCGCACCAGGCGATGTTCAGCTCACCACCCTCGATTTTCTCGCGGTCTTGTTCGTAGTTCCGAAAGGAGCACTCGGCGCCGTTGTGAAGAACGAATTTGTTGTCCGAAAAGCCGTATTTTTGATTGTACGAAATGTAGGCCGTCGTCGTGCGTACCTTCCGCCGCTGGTCGGGCGGGAGAAAATTCCACATCAGCGGGTGCTGGTACTCGACGCCGTTGGCGTTGGACTCATGGAAGCACCAGGCCCGGCCCTCGGGCGTGGCTTGCAGCATCTGCATGGTCCGCTTGGCCGCGTAAAAAGACTTTCCACCACGATTTCCACCATTGATCAAAAGGACGTCGACCGGGCGATCGAAACCCAGGGCTTCGCGAACCGCGGCCGCCTTCTCCTGGTCCACCCAGGAAAACCCCAGGAGGTAGTCGCAAATCTTCCAGATCGGAGGCTCCCAGCCGGAGCCCAGGGGGTCCTCTTTTTCCTGGGCGATCAGCTTTTCGCGGTTGGTGATCGTTTCGATCCATGCCTTCGGACCCATCTCCTCCGTCTCCTCCCTGGTCGGGAGGCGTAGAATCGGGTGAGGCGTAGGCTCGAAAGTCATTTTCCGTTATGCATCTCCTGGATTATTCCAGCCATCGTCAGCCGGTTTGCTCTATTGTCGCGGTCCAGCGCTTTCATAGCTTCCCAAAGCTTGTCCTTTACCCTCTCCAATTCGTTGCTCGCCCGCTTTGTCAGATAAGCGACGTCCGCTCGGATTTGTGGAAGTTTAGCCTCAAAGAACTTCTTCGATTCATCCTTGGCTTGAGAGCGGATCAAATACCATTCCTTATCTATTACGCGCCGTTCCTTATCTTCGATGCGCCGCATTGATAACTTCGCTTCGTCTACGGACTCCGCCAGGACAATCACCGATTCCGACAATTCGTTTATACGGTTAAGGAGCCGGCCGAGAAGAGCCGTGAAATCCGCCGGACATTCCAGCCGGGTCATCTCGAGCGGCCTGCCCAGGAAAACGTCGTCAGCCACTACCGGCCTGTCTTTATCTCGTATCATGCAACTCCCCTTGCTTCCGCCAGTTCTTCCGGATCCGGATGGATTCCCTTCCAGGGCTGCACCGAATTGATGCAGTCGACGATGATCGTTATTTCCTGGAATTCCGATTCGGCTTTCTCGAATTGCCTGGGAGAAAAAAGCCAGCTCGTCGAGTGATCGAACTCCCACTCGAGCTCGCCGTTGGCCTCCTTGACGTTGTAAAGCTTGACGACGAAATGGGAGATCGTTCCTGGTTTTATTGCGACGGCGTAAAGTCTGGCGGAAACCTCGGCCTTGTCGTCTCCCCATTTATAAACCGTATGGCAAGGGTCGTATTTTTTTAACGTAACGGGGTTGCCGGAATGCTCCATCATGCTGGCTAACCACGGTTCCACCGGGTGGGTTTCAATCATTTCCATTTTACTCATATTGGGGTCCTTTGTTTGTTGTCGTTAGAATTAGTGCCGCCGCCGGAGAACGGAGTGGAATGATGACTGATGGGTCGCTTTTCAACCGGCGACGGCAAAGGGTTCATAAAAGTGATATTGGTCAAAGGCATCAGTCTTCCTCGGTTGGTACATATACCCTGGGCGTCGCCAGGCGGTTCTCTTTGTATTGCCAGGAGCCGTCTTCCTTGCCGAAAAACAGACGCTTCATAGGCTCGTCGCCGTCGCCTCCGCGTTGAGCCAGAACGATGAACATGGCGTCGTGTAGCTCCTTCACTTTCCGAAGGTCCGAATCCGGGGCTCCTTTTGTATGCAAAGACTCCAGGTCGAGTTCCTTCTGCTTGTTTCTAAATACGCAAATAACGTTGTGCGAAAGGTCGGTTATATGAACCGAGCCCCGGACGTCGTGCTTCGACGGCCAGTATTTAGCCTCCGGTCGTTTTTCGCTGGGCTTCTTGGAGTGGGCCACCAGGTGGACGTGAACGTCGTGCTCGGCGGCGAAGTCGCACAAGGCGTTTAAGAATTCCTTTTGGCCCTGGTTGTCTTCCTCGTGAACGCTGCATCGCATCAGCGAGTCGATCACGAAGTGGGTTACGCCGTATTTTCTGGCGGCGTAGGCGAAGACCTCCAGGATCTCGGCCCCGGACGCGGTGCCTACTTTGTCATATACCCAAAAATAGCCGCTCATCCAGGTAAGGGCTCGCCGGAAATCGTCCTCGTCGTCCGGCTTGGATTTGCCCATAGCCATCCTCATCATATTTTGGACATTCTTTTCCGGTTTCATTTCAAGCGAACAAATGCAGGATTTGCGGCCCAAGCCGGCCAGGTGAACCAGGACGTAGTTGAGCAGGACCGTTTTGCCGTGCTTGGAATACCCGGTCCAGGTGCTGACCTCGCCGGCCCGGAAGCGGAAAGGTAGGGTCCAGGGCGGAGCATCGCCGGGCTCCTCTCCGCCAGGCGGGTAAAAACATTCCCAAACTCGAAGGTCGAAGTCGGCCACGTTCTTCAGCTCGGCCGGATCCATGTCCCTGGCCGCCTGGTAGGGACCCTCGAAGAACTCGGAGCCGTCGGCTCCGGACTGAGCCCATTCGTTGACGTCCTTGCAGCCGTCCGGCCACTCGATCATCTTGCACCGTTCCCGGCCCAGGCGCCTGGCGAGCGTGGCCTGGGATTTCACTCCCGCCTCGTCGATGTCGCCGGCTAAATAAATTGTCTTGAAGCATTGCAGCCAATCGTAGTCGTGCTGGAGCGGGTCGTCCTTGTCGCTCTTCAACGTTCCAAACGGAAGCGAGACGGCCGGGAACCCCCAGCCCGTAAGGGTGACCGCGTCGATCTCTCCCTCGGTGATAAACAGTTCCTCGCAGTCGGCCGGGATCGCCTGGATCCCGAAAAGCATCCTGGGCCCTCCGGCCGGCTCGACGCGGATTCCCTTTTTCTCGAACTCCAGCCACTTTACCAGGAGCAGCTCCCCGTCCGAGTCCACGAACGGCCAGGCTATTTTCTTGCCGTCGGGAGACTGGCCGACGCCGTAAGCCGCCAGGGCCTCCGGCTCGAGCTTTCTGGTTTTCACCAGGTACTTGTAGGCCGGGCTCGCCGGGTCCAAAGGAAGCGGCTTCTCCGGGCGGGGTCCTTTTTTCGGATCCCTCCGAGGCAGCATCGTTTCCCTGACCGACTTCAATTTCGGAGCCAGGTCCGCTATACCCAGCAAACGCTTGGCCTCCTCGAACGCGGTCCGAAAGTCGCAATTCCTGGTAGCCATCCAAAGCCCCAGAAGGTCGCCTTTTTGACTCGGGTCGGCGTGGTCGATCCACAGCCCTTGATTGGGGCCCTGGAGCGAGACCCGGAGGGAGGTTGTTTTTTTGCCGGTTTTGCTTCGACCGGTAACGTTCGGGGCCGCCCATTCCCCTTTGATTCTCTCGCCCTCGGGCAAAAGGTGGCGACAAACCTCCTCCGCTCGACTCGCGAGCGCTTCGCTTACTTGCCTCCCGTCCATGCCTCATTCCTTCCACATATGATAAGGCCGGGTAATGTGAGGACTTACGTCCGCCCATTCATCGTCTTCTTTGGCCGGGGGGGGCTTTTTTTTCGGGAAAACCCCAGCCCATCCGCTCACCGTCGACTCACCCAAGGCGTCCAGTACCTGCTGCAAGTCGTACTTCTCGAACTGCTCCGCGAATACCTCGGCCGTCCCGGCGGAAACCGGGGGGGATTTGTTTTCGGCTCGGATCTCATTTCAACAAATCTTTTCCAGGCGAGCTCGAACTCCGGGCAGTTGAATTCCGGCTTGTTGGAAAAAAGAGAAGAGAAAGAAGAAAGAAATAAATCCCCCTGGGGGGATACTAGGGGGGTTCTTACTGTATTTTTTTCTCTTTGTCTCCCGTGTGCGCGAGGTTTGGGCCCTGTTTGGGCCCTGTTTGGGCCTTGTTTGGGCCCTGTTTGGGCCCTGTTTGGGCCCTGTTTGGGCCCTGTTTGGGCCTTGAGTAGCGAGGCAATGTAAGCCGATTTTGTCATTGCTGAAGCTGAAGCTGATTTTTCAAGGTCTTCGGCTAAAGCAACGGGGAGGGTTACTTTGATTATTTTTTTCATGCCGTCACCTCCGACCTTTCCTGGAGCCGCAGGACGGCCGCCTCCGGTATCCGCAGAGTGGCTTTGCTGCCATTGAGATAGAAGTAGGGCCAGAGGCCGCTACGGCCTTTTGATTCGTCCGCGTCCCGCATGTAGCGGTAGACGGTCTTTGGGTTGACGCTCAATATCTCGGCCACCTCTTTGACGGTGAGTAGTTTTTGGGGGGTCTTTCTTGCAGGCATTAGAATCTTCCTCGGTATCGTGGGAGTTTGCAGGCCAGGCTCCACAGAGTCTCGCCGGGGTTTTTTTTCGCGGGAACCAACATTCCCTTTGTGAAATTCTTCGTCTCGCGGACTACCAGGGTGGCCATCTCGGCCGGCTTGTAATGGCGTAGCTCGGCCGGCTTGTAGTCCTCGGCGGCGATGCACCCCAGGAGCCGGGGATTGGTCCAGAAACGGACGACGATCAAATCCTTGTATTCAACCTCGGGAACGTCCTCCTGGTCGATCTGGAAGACTCCCAGGAGCTTGATCACCCCATCGGCCGTCAGAAGGACTTTCTTGCCCTTCTTGATCCACCCATCGCCTTCCTGGAGATATTGCCTCCTGGCGAGCCTTACGCGGCCCCTGGTGAGGCCCAGGCGTTTGGCCAGGTCCGCCTCAAGTTCCCCTTTGTCTAAAATTTTGTCTGGGCGGATGTATCCTCCCCGGCTACCCGCATCGATTTTCTTCGACCCCCCCCCCCCCC